AGCGCCAGTAGTTGACGCTGCACAAGTCGAGCAGACAAACAACTTTACAGCGACAGAGATTACGACGACTCCAACCGTAGACAGCATTACGTTTGTGCAGACACATATTTTAACGGCGACAGAGATAACGGCAGGCACGCCGACAATACCAGTACGTTTTTTATGGGACGTGCAGGAAATTACACCAGAGACATGGACAACAATTTCTGGTACAACAGAGACATGGACGGTCGTGCAAGACGCGGCATAGAGGAGAAAGTAGATGGCGTTATCAATAACCAAGGCGACAGTAGGCGGATCTGAGGATACATGGGGAACCACAACAAACACGGCATTGGACAACATTGTATCCGAGATAAACAACAACGCAGACGGCACAAACGCAACCACGCCAAACATGACATCACTGCAAATTGGCGGCGTGGCAATGACAAGCACGGCTGCGGAGCTTAACAAGCTAGACGGCGCAACTGTAACCACGGCTGAGATTAACATACTTGATGGCGACACAAGTGCCACTTCTACAACCGTTGTAGATGCAGACCGCGTTGTGTTTAACGACGCCGGCACAATGAAGCAGGTAGCACTGTCAGACATAAAAACGTACATTAATGCCTCCGCAGGATCTGGCTCGGTTACAAGCGTTGGAGTGACTGTACCAACTGGTTTAAGCGTCAGCCCATCGACAATTACAACAAGCGGAACATTTGCAATCTCATTAGCAAGTGGTTACAGCATCCCGACCACGTCTAGCCAGTCAAACTGGAACACTGCTTATGGGTGGGGCGATCACTCTACGCAAGGTTACTTAACCTCTGCCGCGCCAACTTCAGCGCAAGTTGGAACTGCTACGGCAGGGTTGTCATTTGGCGATGTCGGTACATATGCCTTTTTAGTTAAAAGCGGTACATCAATTAGCTCTGGTGGCACTTTATCAGGGTCTAACTTAATAAGCGGCGGTGTAAACGCTATTCAAACTTTAACTAGTTCAAACACTGTCTACGACGCTGATCTTACAGGTTTATCTCGGGGAGACACTGTTATGACTTCATACGGAACATGGAGGGCTATGGGATCTGTAACTTACAATAGCTCTAGCGCATATGGTAGAGGAACAGTTTGGTTGAGGATTTCATAATGAGTATACAAATTACAGAATATAGAAACGCGCAATCTTTAAACGCAGATAATACTTGTATGGATGTTGAGATAAATCATCCAGATTATGGGTGGATACCTTATACCATAGATCCACGCGACACAGATATGACTGTGAGCAATGAAGATTTATTATCTTTGATCGGCTCAGACTTTACTGCATACACTGCACCAACTCAAGCAGAGTTAGATGCACAAGCAGCGAGCGAAGCAAGGATGGCAAGAGATTATTTACTTCGATCAGAAGTGGACCGTATCGTGTCCAACCCTCTTCGTTGGGCAGATATGACGTCAGAAAAACAATCTGAGTGGTCGCAGTATCGTACAGACCTATTAAACGTGCCGCAGCAATCGGGATTTCCAAACACTATTTCATGGCCAACAAAACCAGAGTAACGACATGCCGCTAATACCGCTAAAAATTCCTGCCGGATTTTACAGAACAGGCACAGACCTTGATGCAGCCGGTAGGTGGCGTGACGGATCACTTGTGCGATGGAGAGACGGGTCACTTAGGCCGATTGGCGGTTGGCGTGTAAATGAGAACATAGCTTCAATTACAACTAACGCGCCCCGTGGTATGCACACATGGGAAAGCAATAACGGAACAAGATACGTTGCGGCCGGATCATATAACGAGCTATTTGCTGTTGTGTCTGGCGGCACGGCATATGACATTGCGCCTACAGATCTCGCGGCAGGTTCTGAAAGCGCGTCTGTAAACATTGGTTATGGCTATGGCTTTTACGGATCTGGCACATACGGCACACCTCGGCCAGACACCGGTAACCTCGTTGCTGCAACTACTTGGTCGCTAGATAATTGGGGCGAGTACCTCTTAGCGTGCTCTACGGCAGACGGCAGGATCTTGGAGTGGCAGCTTGGTACGTCGTCTAAGGCCGCAGTAGTAGCCAACGCACCAACCAACAATCTTGGTGTAATTGTAACCGAAGAGCGATTTGTGTTTGCGCTCGGCGCAGGCGGCAATCCTCGTAAAGTAGCCTTTTCAGATCGTGAGGATAATACGACTTGGACGCCTGCTTCGACAAACGAGGCAGGAGACATAGAGCTGCAAACGTCAGGCCAGATAGAAACGGCTATAAGAACTCGTGGCCAAACGCTTATACTTACGGATGTAGACGCCCACACGGCCCGATATATTGGGCCACCTTATGTGTACGCATTTCAAAGAGTTGGCACGTCATGTGGAATTATATCTCGACGTGCGGCAGCCGACGTAGACATGGGCGTTTTCTGGATGGGTAACGGCGGCTTCTTCCGGTTTGACGGTAATGTTGTTTCAGAAATACCTTGCGCCGTGCATGATTATGTCTTTGGCGATTTAAACACCTCACAGAAAAGTAAGACGTGGGCGTTTACAAATGGCCAGTTTGGAGAGATCTGGTGGTTTTACTGTTCTAGCAGCTCAACAGAGATAGATCGATACGTTGCATTTGACTATAAGGAAAACCATTGGCTCATAGGAAGTCTGTCGCGCACCTCTGGTGCGTCTAGAGGTGTGTTTGAGTACCCTATGCTTATGGGGCAAGATGGCGCCATGTTCGACCATGAGGTTGGTTTGAGCTACGTTGACACTCAAACATACACGGTCACAGTTGCAAGCGTTGGCGGTGGCAACAGGTTTATTTTAGACGGCAGCAACTATCCTGCAATTACACTTAAACGCGGATACACCTATGTCTTTGACCAAAGTGATGGCAGCAACTCTGGCCATCCACTGGCATTTAAAAATGCAAGTGACGCCTCGTATACCTCTGGAGTTACAACTACGGGAACCGCAGGAAGCTCGGGAGCAAAGACAACTTTTGTTGTGCCAAGCGATGCGCCTGCAAGCTTAAAATATTACTGCACTGTACATGGTAACGGCATGGGCAATAATATTACGGTAACTGACGCAGATGGCGTATTTGCAGAAAGCGGCCCGTTTAGCATGGGTTCGGGCGATAGAATTATGCAGGTAACTGATCTTATTCCAGACGAGAAAACGCAAGGCGACGTAAACATTAAGTTTAAAAGCCGATTTTATCCAAATGCAACAGAATCAACGCACGGTCCCTTTACGCCTGCAAACCCTACAGCCGTCAGGTTTTCTGGTCGCCAGATACGTTTGAGAGTTGAAGGCGACACGCCTTATGCGGCTTGGCGCGTTGGCACGATGCGTATTGATGCTAAAGCAGGTGGGCGCAGATAATGGCAGCACCGGTACTCCCACCTATTGGCGATGACATAAAAGCATGGGGGCAAAACCTAACGACGTATTTGCAGCGTCAGTTATCGCGTTTTTATCATAAGACGACAGACGACAATCCGTCAGAGGATGGCGTCGTGCTTTGGGATAGCTCTAAAAAATATGCAGTTATCTCGTCAGGAGGCGCATTTAGGCAGCTAGCTACAAAGCAAGCCACCCCTGCGTCTAGCGTCGGCTCTGCCGGAGATGTTATCGGCATGATAGCGTGGGATACAAATTACATTTACATTTGCACTGGCTCTTATGATGGCTCTACAGCTATCTGGAAACGTGTCGCATTAAGTACGTGGTGATAGGGGTGTAAATATGTTAGATAATGTAGTAAGGTTAGATACAAAGCCAAAGGTAAGCATATTGCCCGTGTTAGCCGAAGACTTTGACGACTACATTAGCGAGGGCATGGAGTTACTGGCTCCGGCGATACTTAGGCAGTCTCACAACGTCACAATGCAGGACGTTGAGGACGACATAAGAGGCGGTGGCTGCGTTATGTGGCTCATTAGCCTTGAGGACAAGTTAGTAGCAGCCATGACAACCGTGGTTGTAAAGCACCCTCAAAGAAAAAATTTAAAGATTGAGTTTATTGGCGGTAAGCGTATGAGGCAATGGATGAACGAAGCGATAGACCTTATGAAAAAATTAGCGTTAGACGCAGGGCTAGACGCCGTTGAGGCTGACGGGAGAAAAGGTTTTGAGAAATATGTAGATGCGTCGCCGTTTCAAGCGATGTATACTCATTATGAGATGGAGTTAAGATAATGGGAAGTAAAACCGAAACAAAAGAAATGCCGGCCTTTCAGCAAGAGTTTCTTGAAGGCACTGTAATACCATTTGCTCAAGACTTTTTAGCGCAAGACTTTCAGCCATTTACTGGTCAAAGAGTTGAAGGCATGACACCATTAGGGCAACAAGCGTTAGCCGGTTATGGTGGTTTGGATATGGGAGCACCTCTATTTAGCCAAGCTGCCGATGCTTATGGAGGATTAGCAACTATGCAAGCTCCTACAACACAAGCAGCTCAAATTGGTAATGTAGGTAGCCTTGCTAGTGCAAATTTATCTCAATATATGAATCCATTCCAAGATGCAGTAATAGACAGAAGCTTATCTCGATTAGCTGACTTTCAAGAACAAGATTTAAATACGTTGGGCGCACAAGCTGAAGCTGCTAAAGCTTTTGGCGGATCTCGGCAGGGAGTGCAAGAAGCTTTAACACGAGAAAAGTATGGCCAACAAGCTTCCGATTTAATAACAAACGCTAATTTAAGAAATTTTGAACAAGCGCAACGCGCAGCGTCGTCTGACATTGGCAGAGAACAGGACAGAGTGCTTAGGCAAGCTGCTTTCGATCAACAGGCAGGTCTTACCAATACGCAAGCTATTTTAGACGCTGCAAGACTTAGAGGCTC